ACCTGGAGAATATCCAAAGACTTATTACAAATATTTTACAACCTCTTCGCAACCATCTTGGTCCTATCAGGATTAGTAGTGGTTATCGCAACAAGGAACTTAATATTGCTATTGGTGGAAGTAGTCGTAGCCAACATTGTAAAGGTGAAGCTTTGGATATACAGTTTTGGAAAGATGGTCAAATGTGTAATAAAGAAATTTATGACTGGATTATAGATAACGCTATTGAGTTTGACCAAATGATAAATGAATTTGATTTCTCTTGGATTCACATATCTCTAAAAAAATCTAACAACAGACGAGAAGTATTAGAAGCCTACAAAGATAAAGATGGCGATACTAAATACAGATACGCACCTGATATAATTACATTATGATAAAGAATATTATTAAAAATTTAGTAGGACAGGCTTCTACTATAATAGACGAAGTAGTCACAACTGATGAAGAACGATTAAAACTTAAAAATGAGTTTGAGAAAGTTATACAAGACCACGAGAAGGAAATGTTTGCTCTTGAAGTTCAAGACAGAAGTAGTGCTAGAACAATGTTTATGGACGATAGCTTTATACAAAAGATATTGGCTATCATCTTTACTTGTGCTTATTTTCTTATATCTTACTTTATGTTCAAGTGTTTTATAATAAATACTTTAGAACTTTCAGATTACGAAATAGGCTTTATTAGTACAGTATTCGGTGCTATGTCAAGTAAGGTAAATACCATCATAGATTTCTTTTTTGGTGGTTCATCAAAATCTAAGTAATAATATGCCTTGGCTTCCAAAAGGAAGAGATAAACGAACTAAGGCTGAGAAAAATAGGTCTTGGGGTGGTGATACTTCGTTCTACAGAAAGTATGCCTGGAGGAAGTTAAGAAAGGTTGTATTAGATAAAAACCCTTTGTGTGTTCATTGTTTAGATAATGATATGGTAAAACCTGCTGAAGTAGTCGACCATATTGTACCAATTAAAAAAGGTGGAGCTGAGTTAGACGAATCTAATCTACAAGGATTGTGTCACAGTTGCCACAATAAAAAGACTTATTATGAGAATAGACAAAAATAGATATAGGAGTAAATACGAAGAGGATGTTTGTTCTAAATTAACTAAAAGTAAAATACCTTTTCAATATGAAACTATTAATCTTTACTACGAGATTACCGAACAACGAAAATATATACCTGATGTTATACTCCCAAACGGAATTGTTGTTGAGCTAAAAGGAAGGTTTACGGCTAAGGATCGTAAAAAAATGTTACTGGTAATTAAGCAACATCCTGAGTTAGATATACGAATGGTGTTTATGCGACCTAAGAATAAGTTAAATAAGAATAGTCGCACAACTTATGCCCAATGGTGTGATAAGAATAATATAAAGTGGGCAGATAAATATATACCGACAGAATGGATACGAGAGACAAAAAAACACCCGAAGAGATAGCACAAGAAATATTCGGAAGTTGGATAGTGGATTCTACTGAAGAAGAACAAGGAGAGGACTAATTGTCCTCTTTTTCTTTTCCTAAGTTTTCTATCTCCAGGTCAAGCATCTTTCTGTTGTGGTCATCAGAACCACTAGGCTTAGTCATATTCCACTCGTATCGAAACGGCTTCCTTTCCTCAAGCTCGATTAATTTCTGTAAGTACACAGCCATATCCATCGCTTCTTCTTGAGCGTGTTTAAGCCAATCTAACTTACTTAAATCTTCTCGCTCCATCGTAGTGCCATATTTCTTTTTACCTACGTCAGAACGCTTTAAAATCTTAAAACAAACTTGTTCTTCTATGCTACTCATAATCTCTTTGGTTAAAATTTTCCACTTACAGTTCCGTTAGGCTTCTTTATAATACCTCCGAATCCATTATTCTCCTTTACACGATCCATATACTCATCGCAACAAATCGCTTCGGGACTAACTACCTTATCATCAACTACCTTAATTGAATAACTTGATAGCTTTAAAACTTCTTCGCACTTATTACATTTAAATTTTGCCATAACACTCGCTAATATACAAAAAAAAAGGACATCTACAAGTAGACATCCTTTTCCCATTTTTAACCAAAAAACTTACGAACTATGCAAAAAAAACGTAAGAACGCATCAAATATACAAAACTTTTCCTTTATCATACTCTAATAAAGTAATATACTTATAAACATAACTTTTCCTACCGAAGTCAGTAGATTCGGGCATTGTCCTCCAAACCCAGTTATTTATTCTTGTTTTGTTTAAATTAAATACTAATACAGAATCGCAAGTAAAGAAGTTAATGTATAAACCTTGAGATGCCTTTTCATTTTTAGTCTTTCTTAATATCCTTTCGTACTTGTGCATCTCTAGGATTAATCCTTCAGGATATTTAATCTTAGCTGTATCTAAAGTAAAGTTTCTTTGTTTCATCTCGCAATAGAACTTCCTATTATCCCATTCGTAGGTAAAATCCCAAAAATCATACTTTCCCTCAGAAGGGACACAATCAATTTTATACTTACTAGCGAATCGGTCTAACAAGTTTAGTTCTTTTTCAGTCATATCTATTTTTTTAAAGTCCACAATAACCTGAATCACATTCATTGAAGTCATCAAAGGACATTTCTATTTGAGGGTTATAACTTATTATTTCTTTAAATGTAACATCTTTTCTAAAAGTATTAGGTGAATTTAATTCTTCCATTTTAGAAAACCATTTAATTTTGTTAGGATGTTCTTGATTCATTTTACTTAAAAATAAAGGACTTCTATGAAAACAACCAACACAATTATTATAATATCCAATAGGAAAATCTATATCTTTATTATTACTCCAATACCTATATATTTCTTTATTATCTATTTGATTTTCTATTAATGGAAAACTTGGTTTTCTCCACTCTACAAATCCCCACTTATTTTTAGTTTTACGTTTTCCAACTACAACCTTTATTTCTTCATTACCATTTTCATTAAGTTTTTTTATCATATTAGACATCCTTTCTTCTTCTCCTTTTCTAAATCCAATTCTCATATCACAAACTTCGTTTATGTTTTTTCTCCAATAATCAAAAATAGGCATCATTTTTAAATGAGTAGTACAATATCTAACCATAACATTAGGTAAGTAGCCTCCTTTATATTTTATTACATCTTCAAAAGTTTTTCCAGTAACCCAATCAATGTCAATTTTTTCAGAAAGTTGTAACATTATTTTTATGATTGCATCTTGTTCAGTCGTACCTACAAATTCACAACCTATTTTATCAGATACAATTTGTCTTACTTTAGCATCAGGATAAATACAGGATTTATCATTAGTTCTAACTAAACTAAAAACATTGTAATCAGCAGGATAATTTAAAGCTATATAACTTGATGACTTACCTCCACTTAAAGAATTAACTGTTATCATCTCTTTTATTTAATTTAGTTAATATATCTAACTCTTGCTTGAGTTCTATAACAGCATTAGCCATCTCCATTTCATTTGCATTAGCTAAAAGCTTTTCTCTTTTATAAGCCATCATTTGTGTGTGTACCCAAGTAAATGCTAAGGCACTTTCCTTGAACACCTTTAATCTAGGCTTTAACTTTTCTGCTTGTGGATGTCCCTCGAATTGCTTATACATCTTTAACACCTCGCTTTGATGTGCTATAAACTTATCGAGACTATTCATCTCGTCTAAATTCGGGTCGGCTTCTCGCAATAAATTAATTGCTTTTAGTGTAATTTGGTCAGGCATAGTTAAAATATATCGTTAGTTGGTCTTTTGATTATCGTTTCTTGTATCGGATCAATTAAAGTTCCGTTCTCATTAAGGTATCTAAACCTACGCAAACTATATGAATAAAACAAACAGACAGGTGTAAGCTCAGGTGTAGGTACTCCGACTAACTTCTGAAACTTAATCTTCTGTGCGTGTATCTCAGTAACATTCCACTTCTCACTTTGTGGGTTACGATGAAATACAAGAAAGTTGTCTGCCCTATTTCCAAACATAGCACCAAACTCTACATCGCTCATATTCGGAGCAGGTCGAGTACCATCTTCGTTTCTTCTTCTGTTAGCTGCTGTACCTGGATGAACAACAAGATAAAACATTACATTGTGACGCTTTAAACCTTCTTATGTTACTTAAAGCATCATAATAGTAATCGTACTTACTCGTCTTGTTA